CCAGGAAGAACACTATTGACACGGTGAGAGCAAGAGGCTTGAGGCCGCGCGAAAACGGCATGCAGTCTAAAGCTCCGCTAAAGGTCAAGAAGAACATTAGCAATCTCAGTAACGAAGATATGGATAGAATCAATAAGCGAGTAGCTAGAGGTGAAACCGTTACCTTCTAACTGAGGAAGGAGGAACAATGAACGTTAGAGACTATTTCCTTTTCGGAAATCCAAACACAAATATCACTACAGATAGCAATCTGTCGCCGGATATGAAGGAGTACTACGATAAGAATCTTATCAGGCTCACAGGTCCGCAGCTAATTCACGACCAGTTTGCGCAGAAGAGACCAATTCCAAAGAATGGCGGTAAGACTTCTAAATTCAGACAGTACAAGCCATTTCCGAAGGCACTAACACCACTTACAGAGGGTGTAACACCGGATGGAAGAAAGCTCCAGATGACAGAGGTATCTGCAACAATCAAGCAGTACGGCGATTACGTAACTCTATCAGATATGCTGCTTCTGACTGCACTGGATAATAACCTGCTAGAGGCGCAGCAGCTACTATCTGACCAGGCAGGAAGAACGCTTGATACAGTTACAAGAGAGGTTATGCACTCAGGTACTAACGTACTTTACGCAGGCGGTAAGCAGGCAAGGGCGGCACTAACCAAGGATGATAAGCTAACTGTAGACACAGTTAAGAGAGCTGCTAGAATTCTTAAGAATGCTAACGCTCCAAAGATTGACAAGTACTACGTTGCTATTATCAATCCTGATACATCGTACGACCTACAGTCTGATCCGGCATGGATCGATGCATCAAAGTATGCAGGTTCAACTCAGATCTTCGAGGGAGAGGTCGGAAAGATTGCAGGAGTAAGATTTATCGAGACTACAGAGGCTAAAATCTTCAACGAGAAGAGCACATCCGGAGCTAGAATCTACGGAACGCTATTCCTAGGTGCTAACGCATACGGAACTACCGAGATTGAAGGTGGCGGACTCGAGATGATCGTTAAACAGAAGGGTTCAGCAGGAACGGCAGACCCACTCAATCAGAGAGCAACTGCTGGATGGAAGGCTGCAAAGACAGCAGAGCTTCTAGTTAGCCCTTACATCGTAAGATGCGAGCACTGCGTAACACTGGAATCTGATCCAAACTAATTCATAAAGCTAGCCTGTAATTCTGCAGGCTAGCAATATTGATATAAGGAGTAAGAATTATGGCAAAGAAGAATGAAGAACTAGAAGCTGTTGAAACTATGACAGATGAAGAGCTTGCTGAGGCAGTAGAAAACGCTGCAGATGAAGAGGTTACTAAAAATACTTCTACGGTAAACGACGATTACCTAGAAGAACTTGTTGAGATTATGCTGTTCAAGGATTCAGATAAGTACTCTGATGATCTAATAGTCACACATAACGGCAAGAACTATCAGATTAAGAGAGGCGTCAAGGTTATGGTACCGAGAAAGGTGCAGCTTGTTATTGAGGACTCAATGAAGCAGGCAGGACTTGCCGCTGACTACGAAGAAGAGGCACAGCAGCAGTACAAGGAACTCGAGAATAGACTATAAGGCAGCTATAACGCTGTGTAAAGCGAGGGCTGAGGCTCTCGCTTAATTTATTAAGGAGACAATATGAAAAGAATCAGCGTAACGGTAGATATAAATAAAGTGAAGTCCATTATCGTTAATGGCCTGGTACAGTTTGATGACGATGTAGCAATAGATATCAAATTGCTTAATGGCAGCAGCTCATTTGATTTCTCGGAGTACACCGCTGTAACAATCGAAATTATCCGCCCAGATGGAAAAGCCTTTGTTGATTGCATAGGAGACCATTTAACGGTTGAAGATGCGGCGCAAGGATTTCTAACATATAAGCCGGTTCCAGAAGTCACAAAACTTGTAGGTTTGTACTTTGTGGATATTTCCATATATACAAACGGCAAGAAGATGACTACGTCAAGATTTACATACAATGTATCAGATGGAAACATAGACAATACCGAGATCGAGAAAGAAGAATATTATCCGGTGCTTCTTGCACTTGTAAAAGAAGTATCAACATACAAGGCAGCAGAAGAAGCGAGGGAGCGAGCAGAGAAGTTAAGAGCAAGCGAGACTGCAGGTATTATTGCGCAGGCAAATAAAATTTTAGAAAACATCCAGGAAAAACAAGGATATCTAGATGACTTGTATAGCGCATTCGTGCAGATAGCCAACGAGATAACTGGTAGCAACTTTGATGTTACCTCGCTTGTTACATCATCAAGTCTTGAAACCAGGTTAAAGGGCATCTATCCAATTAAGGACGGTAAAGATGGAATTGAAGAAGGACAGCTAGGATTTGATAAGTCAAAAGGCTTACTTTATATAGGCGGCTCGGAAGTTAAGGTATTAAATAAGCCGGAAGTTGCTATATCAGGAACTGAACCAGAAGATAAGAGTCTGCTATGGCTAGATAACGTAAGCGGTAAGGTTAAATACTACGCTGGCGGTGCATGGAGTGAGGCTAAATGCTTTGCAGTATATAAGTAGGTGATGATATGGCAACAACTCTATTTAATCAATGGGTTATACATAGTGGCCCCAGAATCAGGCTTACCGCCACAACGGATTACTATCGCGATGGTGCATATATGTATTACCGTATAAACACATATATCCACGGTTTAGACTATAGGCAATCTTGGTACGGTTGGTACCTGGATATGGCAGTGTACATAGACGGACAATATATGGGCACCACAAGGTTAAAACAGAATAAGCCTATAAGATGGTCAGGTATTAGTAATTCGACGCCATATTATGCCGTTAAACGTGTTTCTGGCAATGCTAAAATCAAGATTGTATTAACATCAAACAAACCTAGATACGGACAGAGAGTGTGGGAAAGCGGCGGAGCGTTACCTGCGCCACCGCTAAGCACAGCCGGACTATTAACATTAAAAGATATTACTGAATCCGGAATGATAGTTAATATAAGCGGACTACCTACAGGATATGAAAAAGAGCTCCGTTTTTGGCATAGGGCAAAAGGTGAGGCATGGAAACATATTGGAAATAAAACCGTGTCTAACAGCAGTAGAGATTGCAGCATGGCGTTTAATGACCTTATAGCTAATACTAGCTATGAAATATCAGTAGAGGAATTCGTGGATGGCTACAAAATAACTTCGTTTGACTCAGCGATTGCACTACCTACCGCAAAAGGAGAGTTGACTACAACTACCACAGAAAGCGAACTAATAGCGGTTGAAGAGGTTAATTCAAACATTTCATATATTAGAACGCTAGAGTGGTATATAAGACCAGCAGGTGCAGGAAATTTTCAGTACATGGGAGAAGAAGAACTACCTGCAGGTGTAAGCATAAAGGCGAGAAAGTTTGAAAAACTCACAACAGGCTGTAGATATGATGTTAGAACGCTTATTAAACGCAAGGACAACATTTTAAAAGAGACTGTTGTATCTGATTCACTTAAACCAAGTAGTGCGGTTATAAAAGCTGAATCAGATACATATAGCAGCATCCAGGTAAACGTATCTCACATGGTGAATACCGGATGGGAACGCACTATAAAAGCGAAGTATAAAGCTGCGCAAGAATCAGAATATAGAGAAGAGAGCGTAACAACAGGAAATGAAAGCGCATTTATAAACCTAAAGAACCTTAAAGCTTTCACAGATTATGAAGTCGTAGTTGAAATCTATAGAGATTCCCAGGCTATAAAGTCCTGGGCTGAAACTGTTAAGACAAGAGAAATGGGGTTTGTTGCAATTCCTGTTATCAAAAGCATTGAATCTGTTATCAGAACTAAAGATGCTGTTATCAATTGGCTTGTAAACGATGACAGAGACGAAATGAGTTACGATGTTGAATATAAGATTGGTGAAAGAGAGTGGACGAGGCTTATAACAACCAAGTATAAGCCAAAGCTCACAATAACTTTACCTAGCGGTAATACTGAATATCTAATCAGGATAAAAGGCTATGCCACAGATTCAACAAAGATAGCTTATTCTCTAGCAGTACCAGTGTATACATATCACCGCTTCGAATATGACAGTATTGTTAATGCGCAAAACGAAATCGCTTTAACAAGTACTGAGGTAAACAGACTTATACGCTTTATCAATAAAAAAGTTGGTAGCAGTTTAATGTTTATTGAAGAGGGCGAATCTATCACCTTAGATAAGCATAATGAATTAAGAAGGACATTAGCTTTGAGTACAATTCCTAGTGGAGACATTAAAGCTACTGATTGGATATCGCTTAAAAACAAGGTAAATGAGGGTTAAATATGAATACAGCAGAAGTAATTAAGACGGTTAACGATCGTTGTCCGAACACGTGCACTGACGAAGAGAAGATAGCGTATGTTAACGAGATAGAAAATATAGTTCAGAGAGAGCTATTAAATCTCGAAGAAAAAGATATGAAGAGGCAGGTAACTAGCGACACGCAAACAGAAGAGCTGCTACTAGAAAAGCCGTTTGATTTAATTTATGTGTACTATGTGGCAGCTATGACTTGCCAAGCAATGGAAGAGTGGGATTCATTCAACGCTTGGCTGAGCTTATATAATAGCCGAGCAGTAGATGCACGTAACTATTACATCACAAAAAGCAACAGATACAAAAACTTAAGAATTAAAAACTTCTTTTAGGAGGCAATATGCTACTCAAGGAAATACAGCCGAAGATAAACGGCAAACAGTCGGTGCTACAGTTCAAAGGATATAACGCAAACGCTGTAATAGATGATGGCGAAATGAGAGATATGTACAATCTGTCATCAGATAAGTACCCTGTGCTCTCTCAAAGAGCGCCAAGAAATATTATAGATATGCCGGTGCAGCATCCAAGAGATATCATCGTAAAAAACAATGTGCCATATATCATAGATAGATATGAGGTAGATGGAGAGATAAGAACATTTATCAAATACTCTAAAGGTGGCACAGACTACCAAAAGCGAATAAATAACATTATGCCTAAAACTATGGTGGCACATAATAACAAAATCTGCATATGGCCAGACAAGGTGTATCTAGATATTACAGATAACACTGTAAAGCACATGGATGCATCAGTGCGCGCCACGGCAACAATTAAGCCAGGCAGCATATATTTAGTCGGTGCAGATCTATCTGAATTCTCTGTTGGTGATGCTATTGAGATATCAGGATGCAAAAAGCAACCAGGTAATAACACGGTGATCGTGATTAAGAGTATAGAAGGTAGCACAATTACCACTTACGAGAATTCATTCAGAATGCCGAGTGACGATGTAACTAAGGAGTCATATGTTGAAGAGGAAGTAAAACTAGCACGAGACATCCCAGACCTTGATTACGTTATGGAAAGCAATAATAGATTGTGGGGCTGTAGGAGCGAGGACAACACGATATATGCTAGTAAGTTGGGAGACCCACTTAACTGGAACTACTTCCAGTCGCTAGCAAACGATTCATACGCGCTGGAGGTTGGTTCAGATGGTGAGTTTACAGGGTGTGCTGCATATCCTACGCACCTAATTTTCTTCAAAGAACATCATATGCATAAAGTGTTCGGAAGTATGCCAAGTCAATATCAGCTATACAGCACTGAGTGCTTCGGAATAAGAAAAGGCTCTGATAAATCGGCTGTAATCGTGAATGGTGTATTATACTATCATTCATTAACAGGCGTAATGGCTTATGATGGCGGAACATATCCGGTAATGATATCCGAAGCGTTCGGAGATTATCAGTTCAAATCAGCTGTCGGCGGAAGTAACGGTAAGAAGTATTACATTTCAATGCTAAATGAAAGCGAAAATAAGTACAATGTCTTCACTTACGATATACTTCGCAGACTATGGCACAAGGAAGATGAAACAAAAGTAACAGCTTTTGCTAATGTGAATAACGAGCTTATATACATAGCAGATGGCAACATCTGGACCACTACAGGAAAACGTCCGGAAGATGATATTAAGTGGTTTGCTGTATTCGGACCGTTCGATGAATTCGTAGAGAATATGAAGTCTTATAAAAAAATAAACATGAGACTGGATATGCAGCCGGGAGCACAACTAAGGATAAGCACTCAAAGTAGTAACGGTGAATGGGAACCGATATATGAGTGCGAAACAGAGCGAGGGAAAACGCTTAGTGTTCCAATTATCCCTAACAGGCAAGCAAAGTTCTCTATAAAAATTGAGGGCGTGGGAAGGACAGATATTGAATCGCTTACAAGATACTATAGAGGCAGGAGTGATAGACCATGATAACTGTACCAAATAGAACAGATATGTCAGATGAAAGCCTTGCACTCAGGACGATAGATGAAAACTTGCGAAAACTCGCAGATGAAGTACTCATGGAAATCATGAACGTATCAAAAGAAGCAAGCAAGAAAAAAGAAACATCTGAAAGCAAGGTGAATAAAGAAGCGCCTAGAGTTCACATTGCATATGCAAGTAGTGGAGATGGCACAGTGGGGTTTAGCACCACGGATAGCACCGGAAGAACATATATAGGAATCTACACAGATTTTAAAGATGTAGCTAGCGCAGATCCTAAAGCGTATAAGTGGACGAAAGTAAAAGGCGATAATGGCGTAAGCGTAAGCTCCTATACTAGGTGGTATTATTTAGCGGTAGAGACCCCAGAGAAACCAGCACTTAAAGTTCCACCTAGTCCGTGGACTATAACAGAACCTAGTTATATAGAGGGAAGCCCAAATAACCTATACTATGTAGACCAGAGCGTTTTCTCAGATGGAAGCTTTTATTACTCGGATGTTCAGGTGTCAAGCTCATATGCTGCAGCTAAAAATGCATTTATCAAGACTTTAGAAAATCATCAAAAGACACTAAAGCAACTCGAAGATTTAAGCAGACAGACGAAAAAAGAAATCGCAGATGCAGCGGATAGCATATCCAGGAAGATTAAGACAGAGTATTACTCATCAGCCGATATGGACGACAAGATTGCTAATATCGAATCGCAAATAACACAAACGGATAACGCTGTAAACGTTAAGTTCAGCGAAGCTCTTAAAAATATAAACGATCTAAAGTTTGATTCGGATAAAAAGTATAGCGAGATTATAAGTACTATAAGGCTAGATAAGAACGGAATATCTATAGGCAAAAGTGGTAACAGAATATCCGTGAACCTAGATAACGACAAACTGAGGTTCATGCAAGAAGGAATAGAAGTTGCGTATATGAGCGATAACAAGCTATATATACAAAATGCGGAGGTACTCAGCAGTATAAAGCTTGGCAAATTTGCGTTTATGCCTGATACCGAAACAGGCAGTTTATCATTTGGAAAGGTAGAAGATTAATGGCAAATACATGCATATATGAATTCATCCCGGTAGATAAAAAATACAGCTCTCTTGAAGAGGGATACGGATGCATTATACCGGGATACTCAACGGTAACACCAGTGGTTCGTGGCACGCTTACAGATAAAATGAAGCCTTACTATTTGTATGCATCGACCTACGATGAAGAGGTAAGGTTAAAAACAGTTACTATTTGTGAAAACCAAAAAGTAAACGTGAATGAATTAAAGAGTCCAAATTCATACACTATAACTGAAAGCGGAGACGAATTAAATTATAGATTCGAACTACCGGATGTAGTGATACCAACTCATTATTTTTCGCCAGCATATCATGAATACGAACCGCTAATAGCATACATCAGCGCTGCAAACGAAAAGAATGCATTAAATGAAAGTGGTAAATGTATTACAAAATTGGCGCTTTATGGCGAACCAAGAATCACGGTAGTTAAAAATCCTTACGAGTCAAATGCAGATGGAACGGCGAAAAAAGGCGGAAGCTATCGAACTGCACAGGTTCAAGTTGGGTGGTTCCCTATAAACGTGAGTGGCGCTGCAAAGAAAGTAGATAAAATAACCTTATCCGGCAAAATCAAAAGGTCGAATGAATCAGCTTACAAACCGACCAACATCACCACAAAACTAATCAAAACAGATACTGTTGAATCTGGGTGGGTTACATCAACATATGATGTAACTGTGGCAGTTAATAAATCATATACACACAGTTTTGCACTGTATGCATCAGATGGACTAGGTGGTGACGGAGCGAGCCACATGTTTTTTCAATCTGCTTTCAAACTGTTTGATTTCAGAATGACCGGAAGAGGGTTTGCACTTGGCAAACCATCCGAAAGAGATGCGTTTGAATGTGATCTCGATATGATTGTATCGAAAGGTGCGGAATTCAAAAAAGAAACAGTGTTCAGAGGTCCTGTTAGAGGGCATAGAAACGGAGTGGTAATTATTGATATCGCAATTTCTCCACTCTGCGCCAGATATAAGT